GCGCTGATATAATTGTTTGTCGTCGGCCCCGCTGCTTTGCCGCCGCCGCCTTCGCGGATCATCTGGTACAGGTTCTGCTGATCCCGGCCGGTCAATACGATCTCGCCCTTGGTCAGCATCTTCGGCACCAGATCACGGCCCGCCCGGCCGCCGACCGGTCCGCCGAATGCCAGCCCTTCCATTTCTCCCGTCGCCGGATTAAACCCCATGTCGCCCGTTCCAGCTGCGGCCGCCGGGCCCGGTGCAAATGCGGCTATCAATTTCAATGATGCCTGCTGCGCGATTATCTGATTGATTGCCGAGCTAAAACTCCGGAACATATCCTCCAGCCTTACCAGCTCGCCCTCCATCACGTCAAAGAAAACCGTTTGAACCGTATCGGCCGCGGCCTTCCATATATCCATCATCACGCCGCCCGCTTTTTTGTATTCCTCAAGCATTTCCTGAAAGCGTTCCTTGATGGTCAGCACTTTTTCGGCGTTGAAATTCCAGCTGTCGTTTAGTTCTTGCATCGCGCTATTTGTATCGCCCAGCGTCGCGTTCAATCCCTTGACGTTTGTGTCGGTATCGGTCACCGTCTTGTCCGGTGCTTTTTCGCCGGGTTTTCCGTTAAATAAATCCGCGAACGAAAAATCGGCCTCTCCGCTCAATAGCTTTTTCAGGTTGTTTATCTGATCAAACTTTGCCTGTGCTGATGCCTGCAGTTTTTCTTGATATACCAGTTGGTTCTTGAGCGCCGCGACCTCTTCCTTCCGCAGCGAGATCGATTCGGCCTGCTCTCTTGCAATAATTTTCCTCAGTTCGGCCGCTCGCTCGGTCAGTCCCATTTTGTCAAGATAGTCCAGCTCGCTTTGATATGCGGGATCCACAGAGCTACCGACTCCGCCCTCGAGCTTTGCCCGGGTCGAGCTTATGTCCTGATTGATTTTAATCAATGCCTTATGCGTCCGGCTGGCCTCGTCCTCGACCGAGTCCGCCAGTCCCAGCGCAGCCAAGCCCTGGAAGAGCTTGCCCATCAACTGGAAAAGTTTCTGAAAAGCCATCGACATCGAACTCACCATATTCATAACCGTCTGAGCGATTGCCGGTAGGTTTGCAATTATTGTTCCGGCCGTGTCCGCCCAGCGCTGCACGTTATCAATCCAGTCGTCCAGCAATTCGTTGATTTTGCCGGTGGCTATCATCTCGTTGAATTTCTTTCGGAACGAAGCCACGACGTTGCCTATGATTTCCCCTATGCGCTTTATCCGGCTCACCACATCCTCGCTGCGCAAAAAGTCCCGGATGTCCTCGCCCACTTTTTTCACTTCCTCAAAGATTCCGGCGTTTGCGATTTCGAGTTTGATAATTGTCAAACTATCGGATATCATGGACTGGATCCCCGTCCAGGTTGTGGCCAGTTTTTTGCTCATGCCAGCGATTCCGAACTGGGGGTCTGTCAGCATTTTTGCCACGGCCGTCTGGAATTCCGGCAGGCTTAATTTTGTTATATCATCGATCTTCATCTTGGTCTGCATAATGCCCTTGAATATCGCGCCCGGGCCTCGCGTCAGAAAGTTTCCTTGCCTCCATGCGTGTCCCATCACTGTGGCCATCATGTCCATTGATACGCCCGCTGCGGCCGCCGCGTCCGCCACGCCTACGATCGCCTCCTCCACGTCCTCGCCCAGCACACCGAAGGCCTGAAGCCGTTTGGCGGAGCCCGCTATCTCGTCAATCGTAAACGGGATTTTCTTGGCAATATCCCATAGCTGACTGAATACCCGGTCGCCCGCTTCGGCGCTGCCCTTGAGCGTCTGGATCTGAATGCGCAGCTTCTCAAAGTTATCGGCCGTCTGGACCGCGCTCTTCGCCAGGTTCACGGTCATGTCGATCATTTTCTTTGTCGCGTATACGCCCGCGCCCAGCACTGCGGCCTCAAATGCAAAAACCGCCATCTCGCCTTTTTTGAAGATTTCCTTTAGCAGGTTGCCGCTTTTTTTTGCCCGCTTATTCATTGAGTCAAATGCCGCGCGGGTCTCGTCGATTGCCCGCAGGATTATCACCATTTGTTGTTCGTCAATTTTAACGCCCATTATCGGCCTCCCTTATCCTTCGCCATCTGCTCCATGACCTCGGCCCTAATTGCTGCCACGGTATTCATGCGCGACATCAGCCATTTTGGTTGATCGAATATTCCGCCGGGGAGCGGTAAAAATCCCCGCGAGTAATGCGAATAGATTTCCAGCAGCCACCACGTTTCTTCCGTGATGATCGAAATGGGGCAGCGGTATGATCGCTCTCCCGTTTTTTTGTCCGTGAAAACCGGTGCCGGTGCGTTCTCTATACATCCGCGCTTCTCCCGTGTAGCCCTTGCCTTTTTGATCTCGTATTCGGTATCGCTGCGAGGCTGGCATTGGGCACATGTCCAGCCTTTGGCGAGAAACGATACCGCTATTTCGAGTTTTTTGCCGTCTCCGGGGGGGTTGTAGAGCGCATGATCGCATCGGCCACAATTTCAACCGCCAAGAACATATTGACCCGGTTCCAGTAGTCCGCTCCGGGCCCGGACTTCAGTTCGCCGTTTTCGTCCTGGAAGTTTCGCACTTCGATTATATGGTCCTTCAGAAAATCTCTGATTACGCACATCGCCCTTTTGCCGTCAGGCCCGAGAATGGTTGCCGCCAGTTCCTTGCTCTGCGCCCCAGTGGTATTGCCTGCCGGTTGCATCAGCTGGAAAGCGGAAAAAACCGGCATATAAACATCTATGTCCAGCGGCTTCATATCAAATTCGGTCTGTTTGTCCCCCGTGTCGGCAGCGGAGATAAAAACGTATTTTGTAAGCGACATCATTTTCACGGCCATTGTTTTTCCTTCCTAAAAATGCGGGGGGGTTTCTCTCTTTAAACCCAGTAGAACCCGCTGGTTGCAGTATGGAGTTTAGTAATTAAACTCTCGTTTTAGAGCATTCGGAACTTGAATTCGTCGTCGTCTCCGGTCAGCTCGGCTTCAATGTTGAATATGTTTATGCCGTCCCGGGTGTCCGGATTCACGGCCGTCAGCTGCGCGGCCGGCAGGCGGACTTTCACCTGGTTCCCGCTAACGCTGCCGATAGTGAATACCGTGGCAAATTCCGTGCTGGCCTTAAACAGGGTATAAAAGTTATTGGTCGCCAGCAGCACCGCCTCCGGATCCACACCGAACGTTCCTTCCCGCTTTGTGATCCGCAGGCCGTACAGTCCCTCGTCGCTATTCAGGTCCGGCACGCGGCTGATAACGTTCCCCAAATTGACGTTGATCGCCGAGGCCCGGGCTGCGTAGTCGTTGATCGTGAAAGTCATGCTTTCACAGATCGGCGGCAGCTCGTTGTTTGTGAATGTGGGCGTGGGCAGCGCCTGGTCCGACGGGTCATTGTACTTGCCCTGGAATTCAAAACTCAGTTTGGCAAATTCACCGGCCACAACCGCCAGCTGGACATTGCCGACGCCGCCGGTCAGTTTGTATTCGATGCCGTCAAAATTGCATTCCATTGTCACGCTTCGGTCATTGGTCGCGTCGCTGACCGGGCTGTATTCTGCGTAGGTCGCGGTATAGTCAACCGTCAATCCGCAGGCGAGCATAATGGCATTGAATTCAGCGGGATCCGCAGCCGACGGAACGCTGCCGTCTCCGCGTATGTCCACGTCGAATGTCACGGTATAAATGGTCTGGCCGATCCGGACTCCCGACGGGCTCTTGGTCCCCCGGTAATTATTCCGCTTCAGCGCATTGCCGCCCGGCACCACCCGCAGGTTGCTGATCAGAATGGCATCGGTCGGTCCGGGCGTGGCGTCCGTCCCGTAGCTGCTTTCGTTTGCCGCAACTAATACTGTGTTCTCTTCGTACATGGTTAGCTCCTATTCAAATTTTCAATCAATTGTTCGCTCTTGAATTTCCCAACGGATGTCAACTGCCCAGCAGTATACGTCACTCCTTAATTCGGGAACTATTTCTCCGGCCGTCGGCAACTGGCTATTTAAAGCCGTGCCGTTTACCTGCCGATTGGTTCTGTATTTAACTTGAAGCAGCTCGGCCATCGCGTCAACCTGGTTATATGATATCTCCGAATCGGCGATGCCCTGTTCCTCGTATAATCCAATAAAAAGATGAATGCTTGCCAGCCGTGTCGTGCGTATCGTGCGGTAGTTGTCTCGGTCCTGACTCATGATCGCCGCCTGAGTTATCTCGATTCCGAACGCCCGATTGCCATTGGCCGCGTCTTTGAATTTAGAGTCGAAGTCGTCCGGGTCGTCATACTGGACTTTTCGGGTGTAGACATTTACCACGCCCGCAACCGCCTCGGTCAGCGTTTTAATTTCCGCCGCTATCAGAGCCCAGGTCATGATTGGCTGTCCAGTCTGCGGTTGACCGCCCTGACCGCCTGATTCATCAGGCTCGACATCCGCTGCCTCATGTTATCTTTGTTCGATAAATAAGCGGTTGTCATAATCTTCAGGCCTTTGCGGGCCTGCTCGCCGCCCTGACTTTTTGCCTTCATCTTTCTTCCGATCAGGAATGCAATCGTCCGGACTTCTTCTTCTGTTTCCGGGGCAATGATCCGGCGCACCCACTCGTCCAGAACTCCCGGAGGCGGCTGCTTGGTCGGCCAGCTTCCCCCGTGTTCAATTACAAGCGAATATTTCTGCACGTTATAGATCTTGATCCGTCTATCGCCGACCCGCCCCTCGACCGGGCTGATTCTGAATCCGCCAGCATAATTCCCGGTTACTCCGTGCGCCAAAAACTGCGCCATGTCCGAGCTCTTTGAATGGATTTCGCTGGCACTCATTATTAGCCAAAGAATTAGCACCCGGTCCAGAACCTTGGGCATCGTCTTGTGGATGAAGCTCATCTGCTCGGTAACGTTTGAAAAATCTGCGTGCACTTGCACCATCAGGTGTCGTCCCGTGGATGCAGCGGTCGTCTGTGCCGGGAATTGAATTCCGTATCGTAATCCGCGACTGCCGTTGCCGGTGCGATGTGGTCTTTGTTGCCAAATAACCGTTCGCCATATCTGCGCTCGTATTCTTTGGCGCTGTCTGCCAGACTGCGCCCGGGCGCGGTCCGGTCCACTTGGCTTGCCCGGCGGCTGTCGTTCGATTGGTGCGCGGCCTTTGCCGAGCCCGTCCTGCATGCGTTTGCGGCCGCCAGATTCAGGACCGCCAGATCGTGATATGCCGGGACGTCCGCGATGTCCGAAGTGTATTTCGTAAAATAAGACACGAAGCGTTCGGTCTTTGACGGGGTGTTTCTTTGAAAGTAAATATTGACGATTCCCGTGGCTTCCTTGAAAACGCTCCAGTATTTTTTCATCAAGAACGATTTGGGGTTCTCGCCTGCCGGGTATTCGATATCCAGCAGGGTGCTGAATCCGTAAGTGAATGCCGAGGGTACCGCGTAGACGTCCGTGCCGTTTCCTGTGACCGATTGATTGGCCTCGATCGGTATGTCTTGGCTGTATTGGTCTACCGCGTTCTTGATCGCGTCGTTGAGCGAATCTGTGGCGTCGTCAAGCGTGATTCTCTGCTCTTGCAATAGGCGCGATACCTTGGTCCGGGCATCCGTCAGGCTGGAGCTCATGGTTTACTTCCCGGCCATAATTGCCGTGGATCCTGCACCGCCTGCAGCATACTTTGTGCTTTTTACGCGCACGGCCGCCCATGCGTTATCCGTCAGTGAATACGCTGCCGCGTTATTGGCGTCCCGGGCGCTGCCCGCTATGGTGGTCAGCAGCTTGGGGCTTCCCATGTCCGCTTCCTTGAGCGTCGCCACGGCCTCGACCGTGAATGTGATATCGTTATCGGTTACGCTCTCGAGTTTAAACCAGAATGTGATGTCGTCAATTCCTTCGACGGGTATCCAGTCGCCGCTCTCAACCTTGGTCGGCGTGAGCGCCACCAATCCGCTGAACGGTCTGCCTGGTGTGCTGCGTACTGTCATGGTTTGTCTCCTGCTTTGTTTAAAAAAAGGCGGACGGAAGAGGCTT